CAGAAGAAAGAGAAAAAAGAACAATACAAAAAGTTTCACGAGAAGTGATTACTTCTTACGCTTCTCTAACAATACACTAAAGTTTTTATCTTTTGTTCCACCATCATAAGCAAGAGCATAACCTTCATCAATCATTTGATTATTCAATGAAGTCTCTTCACCATTGATGTACAAGTGCCCGATGATGCGACCATACTTCTCTGTGGAGTCTGGAAGTTCGGTCTTGATGAGAATATCTTTTGCGTTCTCACAACGCTTCTTCAACCATTCTTTTGATTCAAGTCCGAGTTTCTTTTCATACTCGTCCTTTGTGCGACTTTCAGGAGTATCCACACCAGCGAGGCGAATGCGTTTAGTGAGACTAATACTAAACCCCAAATCAATATCAGCATCAATGGTATCTCCATCGACCACCTTATGGATTGAGCGAATACGATATATGTATGGGTCTTTATTATCCATTAGAAAGGAAACTTAATACTCCCAGTATTTAGTTTAGGAATGGGAAGTTTCTCAAATGTTTTAGTGACTTGCTTCTCTACAACAGCACCAACAAACTCTTCTGGGTTGTCCAAAATCTTTTGTGCTTTCTGATAAGTTACATAAGCACCATAACAAAGTGCGGCACTAATTGCCAGACTTGTCGCTGACAGAATGATTGCTAGGTTCTTCATCTTTCATTTCCTCAAATGCTAACCTCATTATGTAGTAGATTACATAAGCAGTAAAAGCAAGTCCACAAGAAAGAATAATAAAAACTCCCCAAGGAAATTCTTGAGGCATTAGTACTTACCTTCTACACAATAATCTGACTTTTTATTTGGTGGGTATTCCTTATAACCTTCTTGTGGTTTCATCCATCCACATCCAATTAGCCATTCCATCGTCATAGGAGTTGGTCTTACCTGTTCCCATAGTGGACCTTTGGCGCACATTTCTAAATGCTTCACAGTTTGACCTGACTGTTCTTCTGCCCAATTTGCATCTGCTTCCCAAGGCACAGCACGACTCTGACCCATAGATTCATAAGATAGTTTAGTCATCTTCATTACCCAAGCAGGAATCTCTGAGTCCTGGTGGACTTGTGCCATAAAAGAAGTTTTGATTCCACCACCCATACAGTCCTGAACAACGTGCCATCCTTCGTGCCTCATTGTTCCTAAAAACTCTCTTGGGTCCTTTAAGAGTTCCTCATTGATAAAGAAACGATTGTAATCTGGTTTATAAAGTCCTACTGTTCTTGGTGTGAAGTATCTACTGGGACCAACATAAACTGGAACATTCAGTTTATTCAGTGCTACCAGAATAGATTTGATTTCTGTTCTAAAGTTATCAAACTCTTTACCAGATAAAAGTGAAGAGTCTGGTGTAAGTTGTTCGACCCCTTCTGTACATTCTCTGAGTATCATACAACCCATCGCTGCAAGGCTGTATGCTGGAACTGTTGGTTGTTTCTTTTCTAAAGAACTAGCACCTACTGGAAATGCTAAAGTTAAAGATAAACCGAATACTGTAAGGAGTTTTTTCATTCATCCCACCATCCTTCTTTTTTGTGTATCCAAACTTTCAAATCTTTTACATACTTTCTTAATATTTCAGCTTGTGATAAGTGCCAGTCATCTCCCGTTTTAACATATGCCTTGATGTGTTCATCGACAGCATCAAGGCACTTTTTAATTACAGGATTCCAAGGTTCTCGAATTGGAGTATTCCATTCGCGTGGCATAATACCTCATAGTTCACTTTTTCTTACCACCATTCTTCGCTTTTTTAGCAGTAGCGTTGCCTTGGTTCTGCTTAGAGTTCTTTTGACTTCCAACAGAACCTTTCTTACCTTTGTTTGCAGATTTGCTCATCAGGCTCCTGTGCGAGGTTGAACGAATCCTTCCTCTAGTGCTTCAACTCTTTCTTCAAGACTTGTAGCGGGAGTTTCTGCTACTGGAGCAGGTGGTTCTGGTGGAGCTTCAACCACCACTTCTTCTCTCTTTGGCTCTTCTTTCTTTTCATCATCTTCTCCACCTTTCTTCATGGTATTAATTCCAAAAGTAGCCGCAGAGGCAGTAAAGACGGTTGCAATAAATGTTGGATCCATCTTAGCAAGCATACCAGCATAAGAAGCGGTAAGAAGTGCTGCAGACCAACTCAAAATTGCAATACGAATCACTTGTCCCATAGCTTTTTCCCTTTTGTTTTCCATCAGTTTATGTGATGATGTCCTTCTTATTTAGGAATCAGAACTTAAATTTAACCTTTGCTGCAACAGAATTGTTAGTAACTCCGTTGTTTACTCCGTGAGAACCCTCAACAAATAACATTTCTTTATAATCCACAGAAGCAGTTACATCATAAGAACTATCAGTTCCATAAGCACCTTCTACACTGACTCCAAACAGATCCTTCTTCTTACCACCAAAACGAGTTTCTAGTTTGAGACCTGCTTCACCAATGTGTGTTGTTTGATTGAATGCATCTACACTTCTTGCAGACTGAATAGAACCAGTTTCAGTATAAGCATTTCTCTTTACATTCTGAACAGTATATCCAACAAATGGTTTTACTGCCTTATGAAGATGCCAGTATAAACGATTAGAAACCCACCACTCAGAACCAGTTGTTTCACCAGCATTATTAAAGACACCTTCCACATTTCTATTGTACTTATAGTTGCTGTTCGCAATCGCAGCATTTGTATTCAGAGTGAGTGTATTGCCTCTTATTTCACTGAATACTCCGAAGTGATCTTTGTTCTGTTGTGTCTTTGAGTCAACACCATTGAGGTTTATGTTAACTCTATTATACTGAGCACCAAGAGTCCAACCTTTGGTTACATCAAACTCAAAACCACCACCGAAGATCTTGGAATCAGCAGTGTATCCATCAGCATTGTAGGACTGAACGAATCTGTTGTTTTCAAATACTCTTAATCTTTGCTTACCTGAGGTTGGTTCGTGATTGAGAAGTCCATTGATACCATCATTAATTCCATCAAGGGTTTCTAACTGATCTACACGACCAAAGAGAGAATCATAAGTGTGAGAAATTGTAACATCATTCCAGAGTTCATAAGTATCAACGGGAGTTCCATTGGTTACAGTTTCATTTCCAGAAGCATCAGTCGTTGTGGTAACTGGTGTTGTGGTGATGGTTCTGACCATCGGAGTTGTTGTGGTCTTCGTATGATGTCTTGCGATTCTCTGAACTCCTTTGTTTTCAGAAGCATCGTGTTCAGTGAGTGTGATATTTACAACTGGAAGATTTGAAGACTGAACAGATGCCTGGGCAACTGATGGTCTTGTGACTGCGGTTGTATCAAGTGCGGTTGCAGTTACAACAGAAGTTGGAGAACCATTTGCAGAAGAAGTGGTTACAACTGGTGTTCCGTTAGTTGTGGTTGAAGTTCCGTCAGAATAAGTGGTGGTTGTAACTGGTGTTGTGGTTGTGGTTGTAGTATCAACTGGGGTTGTGGTGACTACTGTATCAGTATAAGTTCTAACTCTTGGATTTCCATCAGCATCAGTATCTGTAACAGTTCTGGTTACATAAGTCGTCGCAGAAGTTGATGATGTGGAAGTAGAACTTGTAACTGTATTTGTGGTTGTAGTTCCTGTGACTGTTGGTGTGGAAGGAGTTGTAGGAGCAGAAGCAGAACCCACATCAGTAACTGTAAAGGATGTTGGAGTAGAACCACCAGCACCACCAGCAACAGCACCAGAACCAGCAGCAAATGCAGAAGGGCCAAAGATATAAGCATACTGAATATTAACAATATCACCAGCATTTAATCCAGTGAACATAAATCCAAGACCGATGGTGTAGTCTCCATCACCATTATCTACACCATTGTAATAATCAACAGGGTTAGTTGTCCAAGCAGCACTTACTCCAGAGTTGACTCCACCAATTTGTCCAGTGAATAATCCTAGAGCATACTTGGATGCGAGTGCTTCTGATAGAACTACATTAGTTGCTGGAATACCACCAGCATATCCTCTAACATTAAGAGTTGCGGAACTATCTCCTGCAGCGGCTCTTGCGTCTGGGTCAGTGAATCTTCCAAAGTAAAGAGTTGGAACAGCAATCAAAAACTCTAAACGAGTATTGATATCAACGAAGTGTTGATTGTCGTTAAATCTTACATCGTGTTCAATAGTAAAGTTTGATGTGGAACCAAACCATACGGCACGATTATCGTATGTAACTCCTCTATAGGATACTCCAGAGTAATCTGCGTTGGTTCCAGTAACAGGATTACTTGGACCGTAAGATGCGTTATTATTAGAATGATTAAAGAGAACAGCAGAACCATTTAATCCTTTAATTGTCCAACCCTCAAAAGGAGTTCCTGGTGTCAGATAATCGTATGCAGGATTGAAAGTTGCTGTGCAAGTAGAATCGTAGAGAATACCTGGTGCAGTGTTTCCTTGCGAACCAATAGTTCCTCTATCCGAAGTTCCTATTTTGACACAATTTCCTTGCAGGGTAACATTCCCAGCAAAGGCTGCTGTTGGCACTCCAAGAAGAAGCGTAGACGCTGCAGCCAGCGCCTTTTGCGTGTAGGTAGACATAAAAATAAGGTGAGTTGGTGTGGTAGAGAATTCCTATGAACTACCAAACACAACTCACCTTGGTGTGGGTCCGAGTTGCAATTTCAACTCAATGGTTGAAACTATTTAGTTATCCTTTTTTCCAAGCTTCACCTTCTGCCTTTCTTCTACGAGCAAGTCCTGCCTCTACATTTGAACCAGGATTGCGATAGAGGAATAAAGCATCGGGAACTAGGTCCCAC